AGAAAGGGGCGTGGGCTCAAGCCCAGAGAGCCACGATGGAAATCAGCTGGCTATAAGAAAAAAATGAGCTGTGATCGTTGTGGATTCCGAGCCAAGTATGCTGGGCAGATCTTTGTGTATCATGTGGATGGCAACTTGAACAATGCCACACTTAAGAATCTCAAATCAGTTTGTAGAAACTGTGAAGTAGAGTTGTCTAAGAGCGATCTTGCATGGCGACAGGGCGATCTTGAACCAGATTCTTGACCTGTTGATATAGGTCATCGAGAGTGCCGTTATTGTCTAATATAGCATCAAACTTTGTGCCCACCCAGGCAGTTTCTGATGCATGAATGCCCAACTTCTCTAACTTGCGCTGACTCAGCGCCCATGTTGAGTTGCCATTAGCGCCGAGATTAACACTTACAGCCGCACTGTACCAAGCAGGCTCGGGCCCACGCACCACACGGATCACCCGCCCTCCAGTGTTTTTAATGGCTAGAATTTCGTTGGGAAAACGGCAATCTGATATTACAACATCATCTTGGCTGTGGCGCAGTTTGTTTTCCAAACTGGCAATCCAAATGTCATCGTGAAATCCTGCTCTGCACACTTCTGTACCCCAGTATTGCAAGATCCAGCGTGGTGTTAGTGTGGGCATGCCCAGGCGTTCTGCCCACCATGGATCCACACGCTCGCGCCATTCACGGGCTTGTTTTGTGCGGCCTTCCAGCATGGTTCGATCCCATCCAAACACTTGTGCTACAGCGTCTTTTAAGGTGCTTGCAAAACTTTCTCTGCGAAAGTGGTGTAAATTTACAAGGTAGTCAGCAATGGTGTCCTTACCAGACCCAATGAATCCACAGATGCCTATGATCATTTGATTTCCTTTAAAATTCGTTCTATCAAGAGAGGATAGTAGTCCATACTTAGATGCCTTCCATCTGGATATTTTTTCCGGTTGGTTAACATTTCTGTTTCGAGTTTTTCAAGCAAAGTCATTTCATACAATGCTTCTTCTTTGTTATATTCAGTAAACTTATTAAGTAGCTTGACCAAATGATGGGTATAGCAATTTATAGGCATATTGTCAAATTGAATTATTTCTTGATTCCAACTGTGCAAGGTCCATCTAGAAAAAGTGTATTTGCTGATTATTGGGTCAACTACACCTGCAGCACCTATCACCACAAATGGAATTTTGTAACAGTCATACAATCGCTGTGCATGAGCAAAATCTTGTGTTGCAATATAACTAAAATCTTTATTAAACTGTTTGTAAGTTAAGTCTGGATACAGTTGAGAGGCCACTGTGGTATCGTTACCATAATCCAGAGTTACAAATTCAGTAAAATTTCTTACTGGTTCTGTATAAAACCAAATGATATAATCTGCACTATTGCGCTCTAGGTATTGAAATTCCAGATATCTCAATTGCCCTTGATTACTTGCACCACCATCAGCAAGATTGTCAACAGTATGATTTGCGTTGGCAAATCCTTTGCTAATAACTGCTTGAACATTTTTTGTTTTGTTTCCGGCCCAACTGTCGCCAATAACACAAAATTTCATTACTTCAAATCCGTTACGTTAAGGTATTTAAGTGTTTTTTGTAGCATGCCAATTTGTCTGCGGCAGTCTTCTAGTGCATGGTGTGTGGTAGGAGGCATGGGTTGTTCAGGCCATAAACTAAACACTGTACGGCTGTCACGTACCATGTAGTACTGCCAGGGCAGGGGTTTGTTGTAGCTCTTGTAGGCATGTTCCAGGATGTTACAGTCGTATGTTGGACCTTGCGCCCACACACGCTTGGCATGCCAAATTAGTTTACCCAGGCCATCCAGTGCTTGATCTAAGGGTATACGGTCTTCCTCGGCAAATGCTTCGTCCCGCACCACAGCGGGTTGTGTGGCCCACCACTCTATGGTGCCTTGCTGTATGCTCCGGGTTTCTTGGCTTTCCAGTGTGACTCTGGCATAGTATGATTGTTCGTAATAGCCGGAGCCAAACGGATCAAACGCCTGAGCGGCAATGGTAAGAATAGTAGTGTCAGGGCCTGTTCCCAAGCCCTCAATGTCAATCATCAGGTCCATTTGATGATTATAACAGATTTATGACTGTGTGTCTACGATGTATTAACCAATCACCCAGGTCAAAGGCTGGCTACCATCCACATACATTTTGAGTTGTTCAAGCAAGCCGTCCATTTGGGTTTGTGCTTCGGCTTTCATAGCAGTGCCATTTAGGGTGCCGCCGCTCTGTGGACCAGCGATGGTGCCAAACTTTTCACGGGCTTCACCAATGATCATTTTGCAGTTGGCAACCATGTAGTCACGGATCCACTGCTGAATTTGAAAGTCACTCAGCAAGTTGATTTCAGGTTTCAAATTGTAAGTCCAAATCAGCACAGCTTCGCCAGTATTTTTAGGATCACGGATCAACTGCAACTTCTTGGTCACAGGATTGAATGTGTAGTTGAAGTAGGCACCAAACATTCTGCCTGCCAATTCAACATACTGACTGTAGAAATCGTATGTGGCAAGACCACCAGCCACGTTGAAGTTCATCAAGTAAACGTTTAAACTTGCTTGTGCAAACGGATCAAAGTTTGAAGCAAACGGTCCAGTTGAGTCGCCGAACGTTCTGCGAAAACACTGGCGCACACTCACCACTTCCTGGGGCAGGGTGTAGATGTTTTCGTCCTTGACCAGAGTGAAAAAACTATAACTTTCCTCGTAGGCATTTTGCGCTCGTTGGCGGTAAGTGCCAAGTGTTTTGGTATAGGCAGCTTCGTAATGCGCTGGATCTAATTCCAAATCGATGATTTGGCTGCCCAGTTGAAGTTGTACATACTCAATAAGAGTTTGCTTGAGCTGAGATAATGTGTCTTGCTGTTCTGCCATAGGGACTCCGTGTCCCTATATTTACCAACTCTTGAGTATGATCAAGTTCTCTGTGCCACGGGCATTCCATGCAGTTTCTGTGGTGTTGATATCTTTGAATGCCTTGCGAGCGGCTGGTTTGCCGGCACCCACAATGCCCTTGAGCTGTTCTGCTGGCTTGCGCAGGGTCTTTTGTACAGTCTCCACAGTTGAGAACCCAATGACGGAGTTGTTCTTTACTGTGAACGATTGTGTATGGCTGTCTGCCACAAGATGGATGAGCTTGCGCTTTTTGCTGTCATACAACCAGGCTTCTGTTTTGTCCACAAGGCTTGCGGCCGGTTGGCTCTTGAGCTTGAGCTCTGCAAATTCTGCCTGCATTTTAAACTTAGCCGCACGTTTTTCAGGTGGCACTGCCTTGACCTTGCGTGGCTTGCGTTCCACTTTCTTGATCTGCACATAAGCACCGCAGTCGTTCACAACGGCTTCGCAAAACTTTATGACATTGCGAAGTTGTATTTTGGAAAGGTAACTGTAGGCTTCTACCAATTGTGCGTCCTTGCCCTCCGCCACTGTTTCAAACTCTGTGAGTTTGCGTTTCCAGTTGTCGGCAATTTGGCTGATCATTTGCGGTGCTACATTAAGCCCACGCATGATTGTGACAGGCTTGAAGTCCGCTGTCATTTTGGCACCGCTCAACATAAACTCGTCAAACATGCCATCCAGTTCACCGTTGCACTCTGACGCTTTTTCGCGCAGTCTGTCTTGAATAGTAATTCTTGGTGTAGCATCTTCTACTACTGCTTCGGGCGCAACTTCGTTTTGCTTGCTGTCTAATATTTCTCTCAATTGGTTTTGCAATTTGAGCTGTTCTGCATCATGCAATTCCAAGCCCACCATGCTCATGCGGCACAACCAACCTGTGGTCAGTCGAATTGCCGAGTCCGGAATACCTTTGAGCAGTCGCACATCGGCCTTACGATCATGTGCTTCCAAATAGTTCACAATCATGTCCCGGGCATCTTTTTTGCCGTAGAAATAATTGTACCACGAAAACGCTTTGCTCAGTCGGCTGGCACGGTACTCTGTAGGTTGGACTTGCCAAGTTGGCTCCATGCCCAGGATGTTGGTGTCGGAACTGCGGGGGTTTAGTAGTTTGATTTTAAATGTGGTGCTCATGTGTGTCCTTACTTATTTGTAGTTAAATTTCGGCAGAGGTCAAACAACTGCATGGCACGTTTGAGGTTAAAGTTTTTATGATTGTACATGTATTTGCGTTTGCGCTCTGCAATGTCCAGCGCCTCCATTAACTGCCATTTGGTGTTAAAGTCCGACGTCATTAAAATTTTATTCATATCAACAATGTCCAGGCTGTACTCTAGCCATTTTTCTGTGGCTTTTATTAGGTCATAGGGCACAACTGCCTTAGACTTGTTGGCAGTAGAATACTTTGCAACAAAATTTGCTGCCTTTTGCATACGGACTCCTGTAGTGAACAAGTGTGTATTATAGCATGTTAGGCATTATTGGTCAATTGGGCAGAAAGTAGTACTAAAGTAAGATCTGATTCCCTGCGGAATGTGATCCAAAACGGACGAAGGCCGCGCCCATTAGCCTTGCCAAAATATGAATGCCAGTCATTGTCGGGCATGTAGCCTCGGGCTCCCAGTTTGGTATCGCATATTTTTTCAAGAGGAACGCCTTCCTCAAGCCATGATTTACATCGCACAGCAATCACATGCCCGTGGTTTTTGTATTGCTTGAATCTGCGGTTGAGTTTTACTACTTTCATGCCCAAATTGTAGCAGGTTTAGAATTATGGGTCAACCTGCCCATAAATACTCTACTATGCCAAGACTTTCAATGTGGCGTCCAAATCGGACCCGAGATTACCAATTCATGGACCGCACCATCAGTGAAATGTACACTGTGGGCGGTTTAGATATTTTCGTGCATAAGTATCTGGGCCCGCAAACTGGTGGCGAAGACTCTGCGCTGAGTGGCAATGCTGATGCCACACAGCCCATTTATGATACTCAAAGTCCGCTAAATATTCAAGACTTGCTATTGCTGGAAAACAGGGATAGAGTGTATGCCCCAGACATTTATGTCATGCGCGGTGTGTATCGTGTGCAGGATGTGGACTTTGACTTGACGCAGTTTGGATTGTTTTTAAACTCAGACACCTTGTTCATCACATTCCACTACAACGATATGATTGACACATTTGGTCGCAAACTCATGAACGGTGATGTGATTGAAGTGCCAAACTTGAAAGATTACAATCCCCTAAACGCTGCCTTGCCACTGGCCTTGCCTAGATACTACGTGATCCAAGATGCTAACTTTGCGTCAGAAGGATTCAGCCAAACTTGGTTGCCGCACCTGTGGCGCATCAAAGCCACACCGCTGACTAATGCACAAGAATACAACAGCATACTAGACAAGCCATTTGTGTCTGAATACATTTGGGATCCGGGTGATTTTTATCCTGGTGGCAGTATTGTGAATTACGGTGATGTGTATTACCGAGCCACGAGAAATGTTCCTGCTGGCACAGACATTACTGATACCACTTATTGGTCCGAGTATACTCCACCCACAATCTCTGACATGCAGAGTACCAGACCCAAAGATCAACAGATCAATGATGACATCCTGGCTCAGGCCAACGTAGAAGTGCCACTCAGTGGATATGACGTTGAAAAGTTTTATGTGGTGGCCACGTTAGAAAATGGACAACCTGCCAATCCAACCAGTTTAAGCACCATAGACGGCACCACAGTGGATGGCACACAGGGTGGCATGAACATTACTCCGCGAGCAGATGGCTACACAGCAGGTTATCTCACCGGTGACGGCTTTGCACCCAACGGCTTGCCTGTTACTCCAGGTGTGAGTTTTCCAGCCAATGCTGTGAGTGGCGATTACTGTTTAAGATTGGACTACAAACCCAACAGACTGTTCCGCTACAACGGAAGAACCTGGGTGAAAATAGAGGAACGAGTGCGAACACAACTAGACAATGCTCCAAGCAATCAAACACAACGCTCAGGCTTTGTGAACAATACATACACTACCAATACCACGGACTTGGGTGCTGTACCACAGCGTCAGAGTTTGAGTCAAGCTCTCAAACCCAAGGCAGATAATGGCGACCAAGGCGGCTTCTTGCCACCTAACCCACCACCACCTTTTTCAAGATAAACATGCAACAATTTTTTTATGATTCTCAAATACGCAGGTTCTTACTGCAATTTACCAGAATCTTTTCAGGGTTCCAAATTGAGTACGGCAACGAAACTGATGGCGTAAACAAAGCCACCCTGTTGCGTGTGCCTGTACGATATGGTGACTCCAGTCGCAATGCACAGACTATCATTCAAGAAAACTCTGCCAGCGCCCTGCCATCAACTCCCTTGATGACGTTTTACATCAACAATCTTGAATACGACCGTCCACGCATACAAGATCCTACCTTTGTGGACCGCTTCAGTGTGCGCCAACGCACCTATGACACCCAAACAGAATCATACGACACCACACAAGGCAATGCATTTACCATTGAACGACTAATGCCTGTACCGTACAAGTTGAGTATTACATTAGACATTTGGACATCAAACACCAATCAGAAACTGCAATTGTTTGAGCAAATCTTAACACTGTTTAATCCTTCGCTAGAACTACAAAGCACCGACAACTATATTGACTGGTCCAGTTTGAGTGTGATGTATTTGGATCAATCAACTTGGAGCTCAAGAACCATTCCGCAGGGTACAGAAAATCCAATTGACATTGCCAGCCTCAAATTCTCCATGCCTATCTGGATATCATCTCCGGCCAAGATCAAGAAACTGGGTGTGGTGGAACGTATCATTGCTGGTATCTTTGACGCACAAGGTGATGCAGCCGATGCCATTACCAACAACGACTTATTGCTGGGAACCCGTCCCATGTTCACACCGTGGGGTTACAAACTGGTTGTGATCAACAATCAAATCCAAGTGCTACCGGCTAGAACCGTTGTGCCCAATGGTGCTTATGTTGATTTAGATCCCACTGCTATTGTGGCAGATTCGCCACTGCTGTGGCCTGCTGTGATTTCAGCATACGGCGTGTTGCGTCCGGGTATCAGTCAAATTAGATTGAATCGTCCTGTTGACACGCCACCCGACAGCAACAGCCCGCCCATCATTGGTACCATTGTTATCAATCCTGACGATGATAGACTGGTCATATTCACTCCAGATGGGGACACTGCACCACAAAATACTCTCAATCCAATTGACGCAATCATTGATCCCTTACTCAGCGGTCCCGGAGACGGATTGCCCGCACCTGTTACAGGTATTCGTTACTTGTTGACCGAAAGCACTGGCACCTATGACAACGTGGCCAATCCCACAGCATGGGCAGGCACAGCCGGACAGCCGTTAGTGGCCAAGGCCAATGACATAATTGAGTGGGACGGCGCACGCTGGCGTGTGTCATTTGTGAGTGAAGGAGAAACTGCGGTGCAGTATGTGACCAACATAACTACTGGTACACAATATGAATGGACTGGAGCAGAATGGACCAAAAGTTATCAGGGCGAATACCCAGCAG